TCTCCAGCTGAATTTCACGGTCTAGGTAGTCCATGGTCATTTTATGCGACAGTGTTAACAGTTCGGTGATGTCTTTATTAGATCCCACATCTGCTTCTTCCAGCTCCTGAAACTTTCGTTTGATTAAGGCATCTACCGCACGACGCATTAAAAATCGGTTGTTGTAGCCGGTGTCTAGGTACACCTGCGAAACATAGCCACGCACCTCAGGGCGGCGCAGGATTTCCGACACACGCTCGGGGGTGAGCTCTAGGTCGTCAGCAACAGTTTGAACGTTGCCGGTGGTAAGGTAGTGGTTTGCCACTTCTAGGTATTCGGGTTGTATTTGCAGCGTTTCTGCAGGTAGATTTTGTTGCATGGGTAAAAATCCTGGTTGGTTTTGGGCAATTATAACATTAGTGGGCGGTTGTGGGCAAGTGGAATTTTTTGGTGGGTTGGGGCGTATGTGGCGTTGGGGGTGATTGGGGGCGAGTGGGGCATATGTGGCGTATGTGGCGTTGGTGGCGTATGGGCCGATTTAGGGTCGTGGTTGGCACCTTTTGGTTTTCAGAAAATTTCTCATATAGGCCGCGTGTGGCGGGGCCCCCAGGCATGTGTGAATTCTTTAGTCTACTAACCGCCCTAGTCTGTAATACTTTGGTTTCCTGAGCAAATTGTATACTTTCTTCGACTAGGGTTTATCCCTAGAAAATAATTTGCAAAGTCCTTGCAAGCGACCAAATTACCTGTATAATAGACTCCATCGCAACAAGGAAACCAACATGGCCCGCTCCACCCGCTCCCCTCTCGAACAATTCTTTGCCGTTAGCATCAAGCACGCCAAGCATCGTGCTAAAATCAAGAATCTGCCGTTTGACGCTGGCGTGACCGAACAGTATCTGGCCGGCCTGTTTCACGGCCAGCAAGGCCGGTGCGGATTGACCGGCGACCTCATGAGTATCCAGCGCGGCGGTGATTGGTATGGTGGCAAAAATCCTATGGTGTGTTCGATGGATCGTATTGACTGCACGCGCGGTTATGAGATCGGTAACATTCACTTGACCACCGCGTTTGCCAACAACCTGCGCGGCGAGATGCCCCTAGAGCAGTTCCGGGCCTTTTGCAAGAAAGTGGCCAGCATTTAAGTAGCAAGTAAAACGCATACTTAAATATGCGTTTAGGTAGCAAGTAAAACGCATACTTAAGTATGCGTTTTGCGCCAGAGTAGTATGTATACTTTTGTTTTCAATTTGTTTCGCAAACAAAAGTATACACTTGGGTGCGCCAATATTATAGCACAAATCTCACACACTTGTCAATAGGTGTTTTCACCTAGAAAATAATTGTTGACGATGCCAGCAAACCGTGTATAATAGACTCTATCGCAACAAGGAAACCACAACATGAGCAAAAAAGAATTTTTTGATGCACTGGCCTTTGCCGCTTGCATTGCCTTGCCCTTTGTGGTATACTTTGCTTTTGTGATGAAACCTTAACCCTTGACTTTTCAGGAGAAAATGATGACTGCAAAAACCGTGAACTATACCCCCGAGCAAACCCAAAAGATGGTTGCCGACTATCAAGCTGGCGTGACCGTTGAAAGCATGGCCGAAGCTCTCGGCAAATCGGTTCGCTCTGTTGTTGCCAAGCTCTCGCGTGAGGGCGTTTACCAGAAAAAGGTTTACAAGACCAAGACCGGCGAAGCCGTTGTAAAAAAGGATGCTTGGGCCGATTACATCGGCGAAGCCTTGGGCTTGAGCGAAGCCGATACGGAATCCTTGACCAAGGCCAACAAAACGGCTCTTGCCAAGATTGCCGATTTCATCCGGGCTGAAAAGGCCTGATGATTGGCAGGGGCTTTGTGCCCCTGCCTTTTCGTGATATAATCCACATTTTACAGGAGCACAACATGGAATACACACTCTATCGCATCGTGGACGGCAAGGCAGACCATGATCGTGTTGTCATGCACATGACCGACATGAACGGTATGTATATGGATCGCTTATGGGACTTTGGTGCTGTCAGCGTGTTCGATGTTGCTAACATCCTGGGCACCTGGGAGGGAAAGACTTTCAAGACTGTCAGCATCTCCAAGACAGAATTCATTCGCAAGTTTGGCAAGAATTCGGTTGCGTTCTAATCCAAAAGAAGGTATAATACATACATCGCAACAAGGAAACCAACATGGAAAAATTCGTTTTCGAAGACCTGACGACCGGCCGCAACATTGAGATTGAAGCCGAAACCATGGCCCAGGCCATGCAAACCTATCTTGACTGGAAGGGCGTGGCGGTTTGGACTGCTGAGGATTGGGCTAAGATTTGGGCTGAGATGGACGAAAACTCATAACCTTTGTTTGCAGAATACCTTGGAAACCAAGGTATTCATTTTTGAAGCGGTCGCTTTAAGCGACTGTATACTTTGGTATGCAGGCGCCAATTTTACCACAAATCTCACACACTTGTCAATAGGGATAAACCCCTATGTTGTTTATTTTCACACGTGCGCGTGTCCCTGAAATTGTGATATAATAAATTCATGAACACAAACGAACAACTCTGCGAGATTTCCCGCATAATGGCTGACGGGTATTATTTCATCAAACTGCGCTTTCTGCTGGAAGGATTGCCAGACGATGAAAACAAACAACAAATTTTGCAAATTGTAGAAAAATTCTACAAGCTTTGCAAATATGCGGAAAAACTGTGATATAATACGCTCATGAACACACCACTTCAAAAAGCCCTGATACTGGCTCAGCTTTCGGGTCAATATTATGACCTCATCCTGAACGACTGCCGGTTTATTGCCAGCTTCACGGATGCCGAGCTTGAGGACTGGATTTATTTTCACTTGGGGATTTAACATGAAAGCACTACACCAGATGATTGAATACTTGGGTATTCGTTTGCCTGTTGAGGTTAGCGTTCGCACTCGCCGGCGTGCAGATTGTGATGCTTTTTATATCGGTGTTTACAGCGATAAAACCGGCTTGCTGAAATCCCATAAGATTGTGGTTTACACCGTGGACGCGCACCGTGACTTTGATACCTTGCTGGCGCATGAGCTAATCCATGCGTGGCAAGAGGAACACAAAAAAGCCGAGATTCACGGCCGGCACTTTCAGCGGCTGGCCCAGGCTATGTGTGAGCACTTTGGTTTGCAAAACATTTACATGCCGGATGTGGACGAAAATTGAAAACTCAGGTTTGCAGAAAAAACTGCAAACCAAGGTATTAGGTCGCTTTGAGCGACTGTATACTTTTCGGTTACAGTTGGCGCCAAAATTATAGCATGGTTCTGGCACACTTGTCAATAGGGGTTTCCACCTATGTTGTATTTTCGCACAAGCGTGTCAGTCGGGGGTTTTGGGGTTATAATCTACACATCGCAACACACTGAGGATTCTAAAATGGCAAAGATCAAACGGGTTTCGATTTACGACATGGACGGAACTATTGTTTGCAGTTTGCATCGCTATCGCACTGTTATGGGCGATAATGGCGAGAAAATCGACTTGGGATATTGGCGCGAGAATGAATATCGCGCGATGGATGATTCTCTTTTGCCACTAGCTGAACAATATAAAGCGGATTTGCAAGATGAAAATTGTTTTGTTATTATTGCTACTGCCCGCGTTTTGCGGGACGCTGATAATACATTTATTCGCGATATTCTAGGCGAACCCGATTATATTATCTCGCGTGTTGACGGCGATACTGTTTCTGGCGGTAAACTCAAAATCGCGGGTTTGGCTAAATTTTTTAACTTGAAACCCTTTCAAGATGCCGAATTTACTTTTTATGAGGATAATGTCGATTATCTGAAAGCGGTTTGTGACCGTTTCAATATTCGCGGGGTTTATGTTCCCTCTAAACAAGGGCATTGATACCTTTGTTTGCCACTTGGAAATGAATACTTTTGTTTCCAAGTTGGCGCCAATTTTACCATAGTAAAATTGGCCCGGTCAATAGGGAAAACCCCTAATTTGCACAAATACAACAAAAATATTTTTACAAAATTTTTTGGTGAAAATGGGCACAAACCCCAAAAACCCGCTATAATCTACCCTGTAACGCGCTGATGCGTTACCCGCGAATTCCGGCGGTTCCGGTAATTGGAAACCAAATGGCTAAAAAACAATTTTTCTGCATCGTTGACACTGAAACCACTATTGGCGACACTGTTGCCGATTTTGCCGCGATTATCTGCGACCGTGAGGGCCAGATTTTCAATTCTTGCGCGGTTTTGGTCAAGAATCATTTTGATTCTATGGATTTGTTTTATGATAAAAATGCCAAGGGTATTTGGTCGTTTGAATATGCACAATCCAAAAAAGCCAAATATAATGATATGCTCAATAATGGCCAGCGTTTGCTTGCCAGCACTGCCGCGATTAATCGCTGGATTAATCAAGCCATTGGCAAATATAATCCCCAATTGACCGC